GTATCTGCTTGGAAGCTAGTTGATGCTGCAAATTTAGCCGCATCATTTTGTGCTGACATATTTTGCAAATTAAACTGATTGTTAGCAGCAAACTGTTGTAAAGCAAATTGATTTTGTTGAGAAGCGTTATATTGATTATTTTGAGATTCAGCACCAAATTTAGCCAAACTAAATTGATTTGCTGCAGATGCCCCAAACTGTGCTGCTTGATTATAAGCGGCTGCTTGGAATCTACCGGCATCGTTTATTGCAGAAGCATTGAATGCAGCGGCTTGATTTCTAGCATTAGCAGAAAATTGGCTTGCTGCGTTAACAGCCCCAGCATTAAATTGCTGTTGTCCTAAATCAAACTGAGAAGCTAAATTACCTTGAGCAAGTTGCTCTCTTTGTAACTGCATTTCACCTTGTGCTCTTCTAATATTATTGTCTTTGACTTGTCTGTCTATATCCGCTGAAATTCCGGCTTTAGATTTAGCGGCAGCAGCAGCTAAAGCTGTAGCACCACCCCCACCAGTACCAGCTTGCGCAGCTAAGTCCTGTGTTGCAGCAAGTGATTGATCCGCTTCTTGTGCGGCTAGATCAGAAGCGGCTGTAGATACTTCAAGATTTCTAAATTCATTTTTTAATCCTGTATCAGCACCTGTTAATAACCCGTCAACATTTGTAGTTTGGGCATTGTACCCTTCTGCTGCATAACCTTCTGGGCTATAGCCTTGTGCGGCATAACTCTGGGCACTACCTAAAATAGGCATGCCAGATTGTGCTGCACTAGCTAGCACGCCGGCTTCAGCTTGACTAGGGGTATAAGAAGCACCTTCCATACCTTCGAAAGCATTTTTGAACTTAAAGTTCATAACTTTCTTTTCCATTTCAGCCTTTTTTTTAGCTGCCCTAGCCGCGGCTCTTCTTTTCTTTCTTCTTCCAAATAAAGAACCAATACCCTTAAGTAATGCTGCTCCTGCTTTTACAGCCCCAGCAACAACTAAAGGCGCAACACCGTAGCTAACACCATCGTTAGCTACATGTAAAATTTCTAATGTATCCATATTTTATTAATTGCTTGAGTTAACAGCTTCTGAGTTTACAGCATATAGCTCTGCTTTTGTACTAGCATTAGATGCCGGGAGAACAATTCGTGCTTTTAATAAAACACCTTTGACTCCCGACACTAACTTAGTAGAATCAGCAACTACTGCACTATTTTCAACCTTATATGTTGTTTCTTCCGAAACAATCGGAGCGAAATATTTACCTTCCTTTTCTTTAAATGGAAATTTAATTATTGTACTCATTAAGCAGATTGCGTTATGGTTATTACATGTGCAGTAATACCTGTTACTCTTGAATTATTTTTATCTATAGTTATAGTACCTGTCCTTGAAGAACCTGTTGTATTTTCAGCAGCTGAAAATGTATATTGACCAAGCTCATTAGCCACACCTACTCCGTTAACCCCGTTTATTAAAATCCAGGGCTGGTTTGGTGTAGCTCTTGTTTTTATATTAGCCTTTTCAGCAGCATCGTCACCTATTATTAACGGTGTTGGAGATGTTGCAGCAAACGTATGCGTTGAGGGGTATGTCCCTAAAGCAGCAGTTTCTTCACCAGCTCCTGTTATAGTCGCAGTAGCAACAGTATCTTCATATATATTAGGTAATACTATTGTGGTTTCTAAATACCCACCATCACTTGAAAGTACTTCTGTTAAATTAGCATCTGCAACATTATAGGTAACATCGTGTGAAGTTAATAAAAATGTTTTATCAGTTGCTGAAGCAGTCCATCTTAATGTGGCTGTTCTTGTAGCCACAGTATCAAATGGGTGCGTTGTATAAGCGTTGCCAACAGATGTTCCAGCCGGGGTAGTTAATACACCGGATGCGGGTGTTGCCCAAGTTAAATTATATAAAGCATTAGCGCTTCCTGAAAAGCTTAATACATTATTTGTTACTGTATTAGGAACTGTTAATGGTATTGAATATAATAATTGCAACCCATTAACATCTTCAGTTGTACCATTGGATGTTCTAACATAGGGCAATGGTGTTATACCCATAACCCCACCCATACCATTGTGATTTGTACAATAGTAATATAATGCTGGTGTTGCGGTAGTTACAGCTATGGTAGTAGCGGCTCCGGGACTTCCTGGAGTTCCTGTTGCAGTAACGCCTGTTGTATATTCTGGACCATTAGCATTTACGCTAAACCTTAACGGGTGACCCGTATTGCTACTATCACTTTGGTCAAATGTATAAGTATAGCCTTCTACAAGCGACAATATATTTTGTCTTATACCGTCAATGGTATAATTATTAGTTCCGCTGTAATTAACTACCTTAACAATTTTTGTTTCTGCGCCTGTTATAGCAGAAGCATTTAACGCACTAAGCGCTGAAATACCAGCTGTAATAAGCCCAGGCTCCATATAGTAACCCGTATTTGGCGCAATAACTACGTTTTGCGTTTGCGCACCAGGCGTTGATAATTCAACTAATGTCGGACTAACAGCAGCACTCGTAACTGTATCACTTATAGTTATAGTAAGTAATGAAACAGCAAAAGCAACAGCAGCTCCAGATCCATTAACATCTAAAGATAATAACTGATTTGAATTGCCTATAGTATATTGCACTTTAAAAACAAACTTGCCATCTACTATTTCAGTAGGGTTTGTAATGTTAACTGTTTCAGAACCAGAATAAGTTATACTTATTTGATCTGTTACAGAAGGATTACCTGGCAAGCTAGGATCTTTAAACGCATAATCTGAATTTTTAGGTGAAACAAATATAGCCCATTCAAGAATATCGCCTGTTTTACCTCTGCCAACTCTTTCTCCACTAATTATAGTATTTGCTCCAACAGCAGCATCTGCTCTGTTTATTTGCAGTGTAGCATCAAAAACATTAGCAGCAGTAGGAACAACACCAATATCGCTTAAGTCTGTTCTTAAATAACCAAGCTCCCAGCCTTCAGTACCTTCATAACTAATGTTATTAAAAGTTTTTACTAAAGAAGGACTGTCATTTAATATAGGCTCAACGTAAGATTCTGCTGTGCCAGCGTTGTAAAAATTATTTCTAGTTACAGAAGCGTCATTATGTTTCCACAAAGAACCTCCACTAAAGGTATAGTACATGTTATTTAAACTAATACCACCCTCTTGTTTAAAAGATTTAAAACTACTCCACCCTTTTGAGTTTTCATCAAATGATATTGTAAAGTAATTATCACTAGCTGTGGCAATGTTTGTATCATCATTGCCCTCGTAGCCCTCACCTATTATAGTTAAATTATATAGCCCATGATATTCATCATATGATCCTATTATTTCAGTTGAATTTTTTAAAGCGTCTCTAAAAAAATCACTCATTCCTGCATTTGAAATTTCTACAAGTCCATTTTGAGAAAGTCTTAATACAGTTCCTCTGCTTTTATCTGTAAAATATTTAGCATAACCGTAGGCTGCAAATGACTGTGCATCTTTTGAAATTCCAAACTCTCCTGCATAAGGTGCTATAGTTCCTAAAAATTGCGTATTACTAGTTACTGGTATAGCCCCTCCCTCTGCAGAATATATAAAGTCTTTATTTATTGGAGACCTTGATATTTTATCTTCCTGAGCAATAATTATTTGTGTATCGTCTGCAAATATCTTTTGCACTGATCCATCTTGTGGGTCTAGCGATATTGTTAAACCACCTTCAGCTTCATTAAATTGATTTATATAATTTATATTCGTTCTAGAATTAAATAACCCACTAGAATGTATAAGAGTATTAAATCTTCTTTCTTCAGCAAAATTTTCTTTAACAACATAAGCTCTAACACCTACATCAAAAAACTTTTGATTAAAGCCTGCGCGTAATCTGTTTAGTTCTACATGTGTTCCTGTAGAAAACGTTAGCAGATAGCAGTTAAAAAATACAACGTCTATAGTTGCTCCGGAAGTGTTTAGTAAGTTTATAGCACCTCCTGTAGATGTTTCATAAAATATATCAAGATCTGATTCAAAAGGTTCTGTTTCGTAAACAACAATTCCAGAGTTAATTGTAGCACCTGCATCTGTTCTTGTTGGAACAGTAGCGGATCCTGAAGGATTGTTAATAGACTGTACTTTTGTTAAAGATGCTGTTACTTGATTAGCCCCGCTTAGTACCTTTGGATATACTGAAACATCACAAGGTGATATAGTATTTGAAGTACTTGGTGGTATTACAGCTGTTTGATCTCTTGGTATTTTGTTAATACTGTCTCCTAATCTTGAAACTGTATTAGCTCCACTAACTACTGAAATCCAGTTATAATATTCTTGCTCTCTCTGCTTTACTACAATTCTATATGAATAAGCCCATTCTAATCCTTGCAAGGTTTCAACCGTTGCTTGCGAAAAAGAAACTCGTAAAGCGTTAAATACATTGGTACTGTCATATTCTCCAGCTCCAGCGTCAATAAAAACAGTGTCATTACCTGTGCTAGATAATATTACAGGAGATTGTCTGCCAAATTTATCAGCTAAAACAATACCAACTTGATATGTTCTTCGTGATTTTACCGACATATGATCATCTAGTGCTGTATATCTAGCAGATGTTTCACCTGTTCTTGCAACACTAAATGATATATCTGGTATATCAAAATTTTGTAAAAAGTTACCATAAACTAATCTACCTCCTGCTAATTCTTGTGATTTAGCTTTTCTAGGAACGGCATCGTATATTCTAGTTAATTGATCTCCTGGTAAAGTTTTAAATGGATCTTGTGATTTATAAAAAAATGTCGTTAATGATTCTGTAGTAATAGGCTTATCTTCTACAACATATAAAACAGAAGATTGACTTTCTTTATATATTAATTCAACACCTGTTATCCCGTAACCAGATGGTGTAGGAACTGAAAGTTGTACTGATTTTACAGCATTAACAAATGTTTCAATTTCACCAAAGTCTGAAATGTTTCCAGTATTTATTGCGTCAGGCAATCCTAATCTTGAAAAACATATTGGTGTAAACGGTGCTAAAATGCTATACTCGCCATCTTCAAATTTCCATCTATAAGAAAATCGTATTAATTTATTTTCTAAAAAATTTGATGTAATTAAGTTACCCTCTTCATCCGAGTCTGAAAGCTGTAATATATTAGCAGCTTCATATGGTGCAAATTTAGCTACAGATATTAAACTATCTATATCAACGGCAAGATTATAATGTCCCGGATTGTTGATAGCTGTTTCAACATTTATTTTTCTTGGAGGATTTCTATCGTCTGTCCAAAATAATAAGTTATCAACTAAGTTTATACCTGTTATAGGAAAATCTTTATGAAAATTTAAAGAGTTACTATTAACAAGTACTGTAATTTTATCAGCTTTTTGATCGTACTGAATTATTTGTGATTTTTTATTAGAAGGATTACTATGATCATATTGATCATTATTAGTTATATAATAAAATAATTTTTCATTACCAGTGTCTTTGTATTGCCCAATTACCTTAGCGTTAGCAATACCACTCGCATCGTATATTATTTTATTTCCTAATAAATTTTCAATTGCACCTGAATCAGAGCCTTCTGACTTGCTTACATTTATATTCAATGCTTCTCGGTATTCACCGGGTTGCAATAGTCTATCATCTAAATCACGATTCATTCGACTCGCGCTAAAGACTCTTTTAATTTCTGGCATAAATTTAATGTTTAATCCACTTAGACTTACCTCTTAATACTTGTGCAATTTCTTTTATTTTCATATTAGATAGCCGTATTTTTGCATTACGCAGTTTAGCGTATGCTTCTTTTTTGTACAGCCCTGCAGCGCCGCTAGCAGAAGGTCTTAACTTGGATAAATTGTATAATATGTTGGCATAAATAGCGTCTTCAGCCAGCTTAGGCACTAGTACATTAGCAAAATCGCCGTTATCTCCAAGCCCGTCAGAAATATAACTTAAAACAATTATATCCCCTTCGCCAAACATTGAATCAAAATAAATTTTGCCAGCTTCTAAGTCTAATACATAAGTACCGTTTGCATTCGCCCGTTCCGGCTCAGAACCATACTTTGCACCATAAGCTTCATCTCTTACATCATATTCATCACTTTCGTAATTTTGTTTTTTGGTAGCAATATCACTTTCGCTAAATTGTTTTAACGTTTGAGATGTTTGCTCATATATAATATTACCTTCTTGGTCATATATATAATTATAGTCTTGATCTTGCGAAGCTGATTTTGTAGGCTTTAATCGTTTGCTATTTTGCAAAGGTCTTAAATTGCCATCAGCATCTAAACAAGATATATCAACATAATTTACATAATCTGAAGGTAATGATATTTGTAAAGTGCTGCTTAGCTCTATTTCCATGTTTTTTTCTGCATGAAAAATATCATAGCTAAACTCTTGCACTGTTCTTTGAGCCCAGAATGCAACTTCATATCTTGGAACTTTAGGCAATACTTTTCCGTCTCCTGTATATCCAACTATAAAATTGTTAATTATATCATTTAAATTAACTCTACTATAGTATCCTGGTATAGCGCTTCCATTACCGCCTTCTGCGGCTGAGTAGTTATCTACGTCTAAAGGTTTTCTTGATATTGCCATTATTGTTCAGTTGCTTGTAGTTGTTGATCTTTACCTTGTGCAAATCCAGATATGTCCGCTTGTTTTATAACTACACCTGCATATGATAATATTTTCATTACTAAATTATTTTGCTCGGAAGCATGTAAATCAAAATTATACGATTTAGCTGTTGCGGTATAGCTATCTGTATCTGGATTAAAAGCCGTGGAATCATATATGGGCTCATTAGGCACGCCTGCAGCAATCTGAGATGCTGTTGGCATTATATAACCCCATTTAGGATTTATAGGCTTTTTAAGGTACTCTAATGTAACCCCAGAACTTATTGAGCTTGGCAATATTTTAATGCCGTTTCCTACAATTGCATACACTGGTTGTGTTGCCGCAGGATAAGTTAACGGGGATAATGTTATATACTTAAGATCTTCGTGTGATACAAAATCTGCAGTAGATCCATTAACAGAAACAACACCTAATTTATAAAAGTCAGATGGAAAAGCAAAAACTTCATTTGATTCTGTCAAAGAAGAAGATCCGTAAAAAACATTTATTTTTTCAGAATTAGTAAGTACTGGATCTGAAAAGTCTGTTTGTACGTTTATACCAGACTCATACATTACTTGCTTATTAAAGTATCCTTCAAATATTTCATTTTGGGCAAGCGCTGATAATCTGTTAAATTCTTCCGGTGTAATATAACCTCTATTCTCTTTGTTGATTATAACAAGAACAGTTTTGTATACATCGTTTATATTTATCATTAGTATATTTTTAGTTAGGTGATATAAGGCTAATTTCTTGCCTTATATCTGGTGATATTATGAAAGTTTTTTCATAATTGACTTCATAAGGTCAACGCCTTCATCAGTTTTAAAGTATTGTGCTAATGCACCATACGGATGTTGGTCAAAAGGAACAGTCATTACCTTTTTGCCGTTAGGAAATTTAAATACTGTATTTTCATCAGTAAGTTGTAAAATTCCAGATTCAACAGCTCGGTTTGCTAAATTCCTTAATTTAATATCTTCATCTTCTGAAAGCTCGATAAAAAGCGTTGGATTGTTTTGCGCAAATCTATACGCATCACGTTTTAATTCTTTTGAAGTCATAGTTGCTACTGAAGAACCTAATTCAGTTCTCATTATAGCTTCTAAATGTTCAATATCTAAAGATCTAACTAAACTTAAAGCTTCAATTTCTAATTCCATTACTTCAACTTCATCAGCTGCTTCAGCTGCTTCGTCAATCTCTTCCCATAGCACATTTGCTAATGGATGATATAATGATAATAGCTTTTGTAAGCTTTGCATTTGTCTTGGTGCTTCTAAAACACCATCTAAAAAAATTATATGGCCAAGAGTTGCGAAACCATCTTGTTCATCTACAAACAATGATTTTTGATTTGTAGCATATCTGATTTCTTTATTTTCACCCTTTACTTCATCAAAGTATAACAAAGGCTTACGCGAAGTATGCTTTGATTGTATTGTCCATGTTATTGGAGACCTATTACCTTTTAAAATATAAGTTCGATCTTTTATTTCCCAACCCGTTTCAGGGCTAGCTTTTGTAGTTTTTGTTGACATAATATAAAATATAATATAATAATTAAAAGTAGAAGTTACCCCCGTGTTTATAACGAGGGTAATTCCACTAAATACTCTTAAGCTTTAAACAATACGAAGTTGTTAGCAGCTTGTGCAATAAGACATCTTTCACTTAAGTAGTGCATTCTCATTTCATCAATTGGAGATGAAGAAGCCCCACCAACAGATCCAGTAACCCAAGACTTGTTCTTACGGTTGTCAGTTTCCGAAGCACGGTAACGTACGTGTAAGAATGGACGCTTGATGTTAGCTCCAAGTTGTTGGTCATATACTGTTGAAGTTCCAGCTGGTACTAGTACTCCTTCAATATCTTTAAAACCACCTCTTGTAGACCAGTCGTTTAAGTATTTCCAGTCAGTTTTGTAGAAGTCATAAGACCCACGACGGTATCCTGTAAACCCTAAGTTAAGAGCCATATCTTCAGAATTATTAAATACTCCGAAAGAAGTTCCTCCAGAATATCCACCGTTTTGTTGAGCTAAAATGTCATCAATCTCTAAAGAAAGATCACGATTTAAGAAAAGCATGTTTTCTTCAATAGCTCCTTGCTTATCTAGTTGCTTAAGTACTGCATCAAAATCAGTTAATGCTCCACCTCCAGAAGACTGTGCTCCAAAGTCAGAATATACATTACCACGAGATTCGATTGCCGCAAAGAAACCTTCAGTTCCTTTAGCAGTAGCAGTGATGTTAGCATCGTAAAAGTCAAGTGTAGCACCTGTATTAGCCTGCTCCACGCCTTCAACCATACTCATCTCTAAATAATCTTCCCAACGTAATCTGTTTTCGTGCTCAGACTTTAGATACCATAGGTATCCGCTAGCTCCATTTTCAGAAGAAACTTCAATCCATCCGATTTGAGCAGTGTCAGAACCGTTGATAGAATAGTGCTCTTTTAAGATAACTGGGCTGTTAGCGAAAGTAGCGTAGCTAGGATCTAGCTTCTCAGTAAAGTTAGAAGATCCTTTAGCAAATTCAGAACCGTAAGCTAAAGCAGTAAAACGCTGAGCTGTAGTAATAGCAGCATGCCCTTTAAAAGTTTTAACTTGGAAGTGTTGTCCAACTACGTTAGTAATAATACCCTTGATAACTGCATCAGAACCACCAACAGCTGAAGTAGCTGAAGATTGTGCTTGAACCATTACTGTTTGTCCTTTACGGAAGTTGCAAGCAGTTGTTCCTTGTGTAGTTAATCCTAAGCTAGTAGGTTGTGCAGCTGGTACGTGAAAATTAAGTACCGCACCACCATTAGCAGCTTGAGCAACAGCAGCAGGAGTAGATCCTGATGTTGGCATCGTTCCAGCATTACCTACACACTGTAGGTTTGCGTAACGTGTGTGTAATCTACCTTGTTCAGTCCAAATAATTTGGTCTGAAGTGGTAGGCATCTCAGCAGATACCATACGAAGGAAAGATCCAATAGAGCGATTTCCGTAACGCTCTACTTCTTGTTCGTAAACATCTGGTAAGAATTGTTGTGCCCACATATTAAATGAGCTGTCTGTAAAATCAATGTAATTTCCAGCATATAATGCTTTGCCTTGTGTTGGTTGCAAAGCAGCTGGTATACCGCCTGTAAAAGCCATAATAAAAAGTTTTTAATAATTGTTTATTTCCATTTTATGCGCAATTTATCAGAATTATTAGAAGCTACAACCTTGACTGGACTATTAGAATAATTTTTTTGTGATGCAGCATCCTGTCTTGGCGACATATCAATATTTTTAGATTGCTTAGCACTATTTTTTAAAGCGTCGGCACGGCCTTGCTCATAAAAGTGATTAGCTATTTTATCTACATTTTCTGCTGCAAACAAAGCTCTATGGTATTCTAACGGCTTTGTCATCTTTCCTGTTTCTGAATCTAAATATTTAGATACAAAATTTGATAGGTCAGATTGTTTACTTTTAACCTTTTGTGAATCATCAACTTTAAACCTATATTTTTTGTCTCCAACTTTAAAATCAAAACCTTTGAACTCTTCGTTAAAAACTTTATTGGTTGCTTGCTGAAAATATTCGGAATTTCGGTTATTAATATCTTCTGATTCTTTTGCTTGTTTATAAAAGTCAAAAGCTTCTTTATACTCTTCAGGAACATCACTTTGCTTTCTTAACTTAAGATCAGCGTAATATTTTTCTTTTGAAGTATTAAAATGATTTTGTGCTTTATATAAATCTTCTTTAAATGCTAATTGCTTAGCTTTAGCTTCGCTTTCGTCTGCTGCTTCTTCATCAAATCCAAATTTATTTTGCATCATGAATGAAATGTCAGCATCGTCTAAATGAGGCTTTGTTGCTTTTAAATATTCGTAAACTAAGCTTGTGGGTTCAAGAGCTGAAAAATCTCTGTTTAGACTAACGTAGTCTTCAAGACTTCCACCTGTTTCTTCCATAAAGCTTACTAGCTTTTGAATATCCTCTGGCATTTCAATATTTTTTTCTTCTGCCTCTTCAACTGCTTCAACTATTTTTTCTTCAATAGCTTCAGGAGTTGGAGGCGCTTCGTCTGATATAAGCTCTAGCGGCGACCCCTGCTCGTTACTCTGCTCGGCAGGTTCTTCATTTGGTTCTTGCTCGTTTTCTTGCTGAACTTCTCCGCTAACCTCGGGTTCGTCGCGTAAAGATACTTCCTCTGGGCTTGACTCTTGAATGGCATTCTCTTCTGTGTTTACTGGTTTATCCAAATTAACTTTGTAGGTTCCATCGTCTTGAAACCCATAATCGGGGCTAACCTCTCCTTGTTCAACAGCCTGTTCAATTACAGCTGCTTCTTTTTGTTGAGCTGTTGTGTTTTCAATACTATCAACAGCTTTTACTTCAATGTTTTCTTGTTCCATAATATATAATAAGATAATTAATAATTTTACTTAGCTTCAAATCTAGATAAGTCAAAGCCTCCTAAAACATCATTGCCTTTTGATTCAAAGGACTTTTTTGGTTTTTCTGTCCTCGGTGGGCCAGCTATAGAGCTAACAGATATATTCTTTTTATCTGCTATTCTTTCTTGTGTTTCGCTTTGTTTTTCAACAAGTTCTTTTTGAGCTGAAAGCTCAAGTTCTTTAAGTTTAACATTTAAATCATACTCAAATTGCATTAATTCTTTTTTAGTCTGAGCCTCATATTGCATTTTTTTAATATCTAACTCATTTTCAGATTTTTGAACTTGAATTTTAGACTCTGTAGCAATTTGATTAGCGTTAGCTTTAGCTTCTTCAATACCAATCTGTGCTTGTCCCTGGGCTTCTGCCTGGGCAACTGCAGCGGCTTCGGATTGAGCGGCATCTGCTTGTTGCTTTTTAACTCTTCTAAATTTAAGTAATTGATTAGCTAGTTTTATGTTTCGCACTTGCCTAATATCAATAGCGTCTTCAAGAAATATGCTTCCTTGCGTTAATGCCATTTGTATATTACTTTCTAGCCTAGCTTTTTCTTCTTCGTCTGGCTCTAAATCTAAAAATATTCCAAAATCGTGTAAATGTAAATTTTGCAATTCTTTTAATGACCCTACAGAAAAGCCTCCTATTGAATTAATAAATAATTCTTTTGTAGGATGAAATTCTAAAACATCTTTAAATCTTAATGATATGCACTCTGCAAGCTTTTTAGTTATAAACATGCTTGAGTCTAAAATATGTCTTGTAGCCACATTACTATTAGCAGCTGCCATTTTTTGCACACCTACTAAAGCTTTAGGATCTGGATCTGAACCATCTCTAGCTTCATTTAAACCTGTTATGTCTCTAATCATTTGCAGGTATTGGTTGTATGCACCGATAAGAAGCTGTACTTGGTTGCCACCACCTCCGGGTAATTCTTGAATTGGAACTTTACCAGGATTTGGGTCACCTTCAACAGTTAATGATCTACCTATAATAGATCCTGTTTGGAAATACATATTTAATGCTTCTTGTGGGTTATATGATGTTCCATTTCCTAAATCAATTTCAGCTAAGCCATCTGCGTCAAGATAAACACCTGATGGTGTCATTCTTTGTATTGCCTGCTGTAGTTTTAAATGCGTTAACTGAATTAAATCAGCGTATGGCGTCATTTTAGAAACTAAAGAGTTTATTTTGCCCTTATATATTCTAGGAGCACAAACAACATAATTCATAAGAACCTTATTCGCATTTGAATTAGGTCTAATCATATTACTAGCTTTTTGCCATTTTAAAAGTTTGTTTTGCCCTAAAATGTAAACACCTTCATATAATACTTCTTCTGCTTTTGCAACTCTTTGAAATCTAGTTCTTTTATCTTTTGGTGGATCAAAGCTATCATCTTTTTTAATTGCCTTTTCCGCACCTGTAGATGTTTCTTTAATTTTATATACGTTATTTCCCCATGTTTTCCAATTAAAATATAAAACAGTAGCTACGTTATTGTCATCAGCGCTATCATTGGTGTTGTCAAAGTTTAAGTTGTATGTAGACCAACTTCCGCTTTTTTTAGCAATTTCATCAAAATCTTCATTTTTTAAAGATGGAAATTGTTTTTTAAGCTCATTGAGTTTAACTTTTTTAACTTCACCAAAATAATATACGTCATTAAAATATGGGTCTTCTGTATATGAATATACTAAATTAGCAGGATCAACATAATCTAATTTAACACCGTCAGTATTATTAAAAGAATGTTTCATTGCCCCAATTCCTAAAACAGTTAAATCGTAATCAACTCTGTTTTTAAGGTATTCATATTTATTAAGATTAAATATGTTTTCAATTGCCTGTTCTTCCGCAATTTCAATACCTTGTTTGTAATTAAGCTGCATATATAAATCAAACTCTTCTGAATTAGAAGGAAGATTTTGTTTTTCAACATTACGCACGTCTACACCTAATTGGTTTTCTACAGCATCAAGCATTGCGGCTGCATTCATATCTCTTTGAATAGCCTCTACATATTGAGTGCGTCTTTCTGTTGATAAAGTGTCTTCTCCTTTTGCTCTTACAGAGTATAACCTATCCTGCATTCCGTTAACAACAATGTCAACAAATTTAGGAATAATAGGTACCGGTTTCCAATCAAGGTTTAAATAAGATAAATCGCCGTTAATAGCAAATTCGTCTTTATACTTTTTAATAGATTGGTCACCCCTAGCGTAAAGTCGCAATTTGTGAAAGTCATCTCTTGTGGAATAATATCTTCCTCGTATGCCTTGGCCTTGGTTAAACCATTCTTGCTCTATAGCCTTAGCCACTTTTGTTCCGTATTCAACTGATTTTTTTTCAGAGTCCGAAACAGCTTGACTTGGAAAATCATAGTTTTGCGATTTAGTCTTTGCCATATTTATTTTATTATCTCGCTTCTAGCTCCAGAGTTTCTATATTTAGAAAAACCAAAGTTTAATTTTGTTTTTTGCCTAACAGGCGCTGGTCTATATAAATGTTTTCTACACGCCATAATGGCTAATCCGCTGCTTATAGAAGCATCGTGTGCAGTACGTTTTGAAATATCAAATGTTGCCCAGTCTTCAAGTGTTCTTTGAAAATACATATTACCATAGTCTTCGTTAATTTTACCAACGTGGTCTTCTATATAAGACTCTATAGCTGCAGCGTGAGCTTGCTTTATATCTTCAGATGTATTAGGTATGCCACCTAATTCATTTTCAGTTTTAGATAATCTTGCTTTTAGTTTATCTGGGCGGTTCATAGAGTAACCTCTATAACCTCTTCTTTTAATATGATATAATAGTCTAGGCTTGTTATTTTCTGCTAGTATTGGCATTCCATAAAATATCATTGCCATAAGCACATCTTCAAAAAATATTTCAGCTGTTTGTGGTCTTGCAATGTATTCTAAAAAGAACTTAGTGTTTGGTACATCTTCAGTCATTGAGAATGTTGTTAAACCATGCAAAGCACCATTAGATCCTCCGCCTCCTACAGTTCCCGAAATATCGTAAGAGTCACAACCAAAAGCCCCAAGGCCATTATTGCCTGGATATTTAATTCCATTTTTTTCTATTACATTATTACGCAAATGCTTAGGTGGTATCCAGCTAACTAAAAACCTACCGTTGCGCATGGGTGTCCAAACAACTTCACTATCCTTTATCCCATTCTTCCATGAAAACCCGCCACGAACAACGTAGCCGCTCATAGTCATTTCTTCATTAAAATCAATTTGTTCATATATTTTACTTAAATTAAATAATGAATTAATTGTTTCGTCTCTAAAGGCGTGCTTTTCAGAACGTGGAAATTGTCTATAATATTCGTTTAATGCGTCTGCGTCAGATTGTAATCCTTCAACTTCGTTTTCCCAGTGTTCGATAACGCCTGTATATATGAGCTGTCCGTCAATTCCTTCAATCTCTTTTTGTGGTGTATCGAATACAGGGTATCCATACTTATCAATAAATCCTTCGTACCCCCATTCCATAGGTATGAACAAAGAATATAGTCCACTTGCAGTCTGTCCATTTTTATTTCGTTTAGTAACGTCGGAGTCATAATATAATTTTTTAAAGTTATCCCCTCCCTTTGCTAAAGCATTAGAAGTTGAACCCATCATACATTTACCTACTACTCTTGCTCCAAGTCTAAGACACGTTTTTGTGACCCTCCAGTTGTTGAGGATGTTATCCGGCCTCTCCCATTTACCCGATTCATCGTGGACAAGTAGTTTGAGTTTCTCCCCATCATATGAGTTGTCTCCTGTATTCTTCCAGTCGATGGTCGTGTCCAATCCCTGTTGTTGCTCGTCCTCCGACGCGGTTGCTCGTATGGACTTTCTCGTAAGTCTTCGTGACGGAACCTTGTAGGATAATTCCGTTTTGGGTCTTTCCATACCGTCCTGGACCGGTTTGAAGAAGAACGGGTAGTTTGCCGAAATTGGGACCACCTTGTCTGTGAACATCTTTTTAGCATCAGCTCCAGACTTAGATAAAATTCCGAATCTAGCGTCTCGTGAGATTGTAGCTTGGTTAACAGTCTCTGAGCTTGCCATGAAGGAAAAACCAGACCGTCTGTTCTTAAGGTAGCACATTCCATAACATCTTGAATCAGCCTTGCACGCCTCCCAAAAGTAATAGAAGATTCTATTCGCCTGTCTAAAGTCGGGTGCGCCCACATCGATCTTTGTCCAATTAAGGTAGACATAGTGTGACCCTGTAATGTAACACGGGGTGTCGTTGCACATGAACCAGTAACCATTATCACGCCGAGTAAACTCGCCGTTGATATAGTCATAATACTTTTCTTTAATATCGTCAGGATATTGTTTAAAGTCATATAGAGTTTTTATTTTATTTAACGATTCTGGTCTTTCCCTTCTTGTGAATACTTGATTTTCTTTTTTAAGTTTTTCACCATCAACACTTTCTGGGATTTGAGGTAATCCTACCTTAAGACCTTGTATTTCGTATATTTCGCCTAGAGTTCCATCTTTACTTATTATGACGCAATCTAAATCTTTGTCATAACCGTATTTATATTTTTTAAGCTTGTTGTTTCTTTTTAATTTTTTATCGTCAAGATGATCTGAAATAACATTGTATAAAGTTTGTGTATACATTATTTTAATCTATCTTCAACGCCAAGGAACTTTACAGCGTCTTTTTTATCGTTAGTATTAAGCTCTTCTATTTTCTGTATTATTTTTAATGAATCCTCTATTGCAACCCATTTAGCTTGCGCAGCAATTTTAGCTTTTTCTGGGTCTAAGTCTTCTAAGTCAATTCTTTGTCTTATTACTTTTTCTAGCTCTACTAGTGCTTTTTCTGAGGCGTCAATTATTCTTTCAGTGCGATTCATATTGTAATGTTATGTGATTTGATAAAATTCTATATAGTTTTGTGTCATCAATATTAAACTCATATTCTGAATCCGGTGTAAAGCCCACCACGTCTCCTGTGGCTAGTCCTAATGATTCTAAATACTCGTTGCTATACACAAGCTCACCAAGTAATTTTTGTTCCTTCTCGGTGCTCCATTTTGATTCATCATCTATAGGCTTTACAAAGCAATATTGGTCAGGACATTTCCATTTTCCATTTTCTTTATAAGCATATATTTGATCTGGAGAAACCATGTAATGGTTTTCTTTAATAAGGCTAGATGAATCTTTTTCTACGCCTCGTATATCTATCCATCGCCTAAACACATTGTGATGTAATATAACCTCAACGCCTTCTTTAATGGGATTGTCTTCTAACAATGGTGTTGATACAATAGTTCCTATTCTATTTACAAACTGATAATCTCTTTCTGTTATTTCAGTGTTTAAAATAAGCTCTTTACCTTCTACGTCTGTTGAGTTATTGTATCTGTTTTGAGAAAATATAATATAATTGTATATAGACTTCATTAATAATCTAAATTGTATTCAACTGATACCGCCATGTTGCCATTAAAATGCTTCCAAGGCAAAACTTCTTTATTCTTAGTAATGTATATTTTATACGAACCATTTTCTTCTGCAAGTATATCGCAAATAGTATGTCCGCCGTAAACTTCTTGACCAACAGAATAATGCATTGCTTCATTCTTGTAATCTTGGCCAATTGATATTTTTCTAATTAATTTCATTTAATTTATTTTAGTATGTCCAAATAGTTGTACTAGGCGCACCGGGATACCCAATGCCTACGTGTACAAAATTACTCTTTCTTGATATTCCTATTCTTTTAAAACCACATTTAATTGCAGCAGCAACTAATAAGTATGTAGCTTCTCCACCAACACATTTAATATCCACAGCAGCACCATACGCGTGCTCACCTGGGGTTTTTTTAGCAGCTTCAATAGGGTGTTCTGGTGATCTATATGATGAATTTATAACTATAGGAAAGCCATACTCTTTTCTAAGAGCATCAAGCATACCTAAAAGCTTAGGATCCATTTTATCCATATTCCCTTTAAAGTCTTCTTCGTCAGTAAAGTATTTTAATTTCATATTATTTGTTTTTTAATTTGAAGTAAATATTAATTCCTGTGTATGCGATTGTTAATACTAAAACAATCGTTTGCAACATAGGGTTTATTCCTGTTATCATTGGACTGCTAGCAAATAATGCTGTAAAATTTAATCCGTAAATTTTCAAATCTGTATTTATCATTTATGTTTGTTATTTCCGAACACTTTCTCGACACCTCGTGATCCGAAATAGCCCCCGATGACTATTGTTAATAGCCCCGTTATATCGTCTAATGGGTAGCCCATATACCAACCAGCAACATATGCTATTACTAAGAATATTAATGTTAGTGGTCGTACATTAGCAGCAAGCCAGTTTCCTGACCTAGCGTCTGCTACCCATCTTCTTGTCGTGCCATCAATTTCGGCACGTTCAAGTTTTAATTTTTCTAATGCGACTTCTTTGTCTTCTGGTGCCATGTCACTGCCACCGATTATTGCTTCTATTACTGAGCCAACAGGCGTATCACCCGCAATTGCTCCAACTACGTTTGGGATTTTATTTAATAAAAATTTCCCAACTTTAGTGTCTTTAAATTTTTTTTTAGACATATTAAGTTTGAATCCATTGTTGATTATCTTCGTCCCATGAATATATATTCGTTGGGTTTGCATCATCTGGTAATGGTATTGGTGGGTGCCAAATATAATCAATTAGCGTCCACGATGGATATGGCTGTACATTAATAAATGCATCCAAGTCTTGGTCATATTTCATTCCAATTCCTGCATAATTGCCTCTAAAAGGTGTGCCTCCATTTTTATGTGTGCCTGCAATCGTGTTGTAAGATGTTCTTTTACAAGTTTGCTTTTTTAAAGCCCCATATATTTCTTCCCAATCATATGAAAGATCTGTTTCATCTTTACCTACTATAACTTCAGTAACTATGCTATTTTCGTCTAACAGCGCGTAATGTCCCATATTATTGTTGGTATCCGTCAGAAACTACCGTGTCTATTTGTGATTTAGGCATAACCCCATCATATATACTAAGACTAGACCAGCTATCTGTTAACCAGTCTGTGTAACCAGGGGTAGTGCCTATCCAAAAACCAGAAGCTCCATTGTTTGTTACTCCTGTTGGAAAAGTACCGCTAGATAATGTAGTTTCATTTACTAAGGTTGTTGTTGAACTTCCTTCAGCACCTATGTAAGTTTTTACTGTATCTGTGCTAAATGTTGTTGTTATATTATACCATGTGCTAAGACTCATGCCATCGGCAAAGGTAGCTATAGCAGAATTTCCTGAATATATTCTAAGAGATTGTGTGTTAGAATTATTTCTACGAACTAATCTTATGTGGTTTGTACCAAAAGCATTAAAAGCCCATATTCCGCGTTCAGAATTAAACCCTGGGTTATTTGGTTTGTTACCCCAATATGATATACTAAACTCTGTAGGCCTAGTAAAACCAGCTCTTCTACCGTGAGATCCACCACCGTTTAAAACCCAATATTTATTTCCGCTTACGTTGTTGTAAGAACCATAGAAAAAAGCCCCAGGACTTCCACTAGAGTAGGGTCCTAAGACTAAACCATTTGTTACATCAGTACACGAAGTACCACCGTTAGTAAATGAATTTGAATCCCAAGCTCTCCAAGAGTTATTTAATACCGCATTAGTAGCACCGCCTCCGCTGCTAGTAAATGTAACTGATCCTGTTCCTGCTGTTATTTGGTCAATTACATCATTTCCGTATGTAGAAGAAGAAACAGTTAATCCATTAGTATAAGTTGCACTTAATCCAGAATGGTATCTTAAAATAACAACTCCTGATCCTCCTGAACCTCCTTGGTTTGTACCAGACGTTGATTGCGATCCAGTTCCCGAAGCGCCACCGCCACCGCCGGTGTTAGCCACTCCATTTCCTGCAGCTGTTCCGCGAGTTCCATTTCCGCCGCCACCAACGCCTCCAACATCAGCAGCTGCACCACCCCAACCGGTTCCACCACCACCGCCACCTCGCGCGACTGCAGTTCCCGTAATTTGAGATGATAACCCAGGACCACCAGCGGATCCATTATATGAACCTCCACCAACTTGAGGCACGTCAACTCCTTGTCCACCGGCACCTCCACCGCCAGCCATTGCCCAACGACCAGCATAAGCGCCGGCTTGCGTATAATCCCAAGAAGTTCCACCCCTTGATCCTTGTCCAGCTACACCTGATCCTTTATATGATCCGGCTGGGTCAGTACTGGAGTCTGTAAAACCTTCTCCACCACCAGACCCACCACTGGCTAAACTTGAGTCAGTAGCTGACCTAGGCCCAGCACCGCCACCGTCTGATATTATATTACCAAACGTAGTGTTACTTCCTTTTCCTGGAGCACTAGCACCTCTAAGAACACCCGCACCACCGCTACCTATAGTAATTGAATAGGTTATCGGAAATGAAGGCTCTAGCGGATTTAATGTAGCAGAATTTCCTCCAGAGCTTTCGTTATTATATGAATTTTTATAGCCACCAGCACCAGCTCCACCTCCATAACTAGCGCCTCCGCCTCCAGCAATAACTAGGTAACTAATAAGATCACCAATAGGTGGTGGTATTTGATGTAATTGTCCAAACATATTATGTAGCTATTTGTGATATTGAATACCAAAATTCAGTAGCGCTTACGCATGTAACTTGTATAAAGTTTTTAGCCGCGGCTGTGTCATCATAATCTCCGCTTAGTTTGTTAAAGGTACCCGCACTACCGCCAACATTAAACGCCAGCGTATTGCTTTGCCCTTCTCCTGTTATTACTATTACTTTTGTAATTCCAGGAATAACGTTCTGCATGTTAAGCGTAATATTTTCAGTTGCTGTAAAATTAAATATCTGGTTTAATGACCAGTTTATGTTTACAGTACCAGAAGATTGTGTTAAAGCTGACGCAGTAGTAAATTCATCACCTAATTGTCCGCCCCTATATTTAGTTTGTGCCATAATTAACTAGGTTTTGATATAGTGTAGAAAAATTCACCGTTTCCGGTGTCGTTGGTACATACTATTTGTATAAAGTTTTTAACATTAGAAGTGTCATCGTATGCACCGCCTAATAAAATAGCTTCAGTTGGGAATGTTAATGTCTTAGACGCACCTGTGCCATTTATTCTTAATATCTTTACCATTCCAATAGAAAAATCACTAAAAGTAAAAGTAGTGTTTTGATTTGGTACCAAAGTAAATACCTGCGCAGAATTAAAATCTAAATCTACAGTAGCTCCTGGTGTTAAAGAATGGGCCGTCTGGAACTCATCCGATATTACACTTGAAGTTATTTTTGTTGTTGCCATATTTTAAAATTTAAACCATACTTTATATCTACCTCTTTTTGGAGGTTGGTAGCCGTCAGCGTATGTACCTGAGTAATCCGAACCGCCGGTCCAAAGCTTTCTATCTGCTTTTGTTCCTAAATTATATTTGTAACCAGAAACAAAAGGGAATCCAGCATTAGCAACAGAATAATTGTGATTTGTTACTGTATTAGGATGGGGATCATCTGAACCATAGGGGCTTCTTTTTATTACAAGAAGTTCCATGGTATAACTTCCTAGAGGTTGTCTACCTGGATAATAATATTCCCACCCGCTAACAGCTGTTCCGTTTGCTGTTGGAAAATTAGCGCTAGCCGCGTTACATAATCTTACATAAGGGGGATAAGAAGCATAAGAAGTTCCATCCATATTAATATCAGAAAACGTAATATACTGACATTTAAAAAGCTCATTTGACCAAATACCACAACCACTATGTTGACTAGAGGTCCAATTGCTGCCACCCGCTTTTGAATCAATTAGGCCATCACTTGAAACAGTAGCAATTGTGCATTCTCTTCCGTAGTAGTAAGTGGCCCAACTTGGATCCCATCTTGCCCAACCGCCTTCTGAGTTTGATTCAGAACCATCAACATCAAAATAATATTCACGGGTACGAGTCCCATCATTAAAATAATAAAAACCATTTGCCTGCCCACTGGCGGCAACTTGATCATGAGACGTAAAAGCAGTTGCAGAGGTTAAGCCTAATGTTTCTGGAGCAGTAAGGCCCGAGTTTAAAAGTTGAGTAACGCCCATCATGACCAGGGAAAATTAGAATCAACTGAGTCCTGTGATAGCTTAATTAATTTTTTATCTAATTTATTTGGTACCATTAATAATACAGGATCGTTAGCAGCCCAGCCTATAACAGTTTGTTCTGTTAAATCTGTATACTCTACAAACTCTATTAATGCCCCACTAACATCTCCAAATATAACTTCTGTTTGATCGTTCGCTTGATTTGTTCCATCTGAAGCAACAACGTTTATTATAGCGCTTTTTACTACACTCGGGTAAACTTCATCTGTCTTTTTTAAAGACGCAACGCTATATGTATATGTATTTGCCATTATTTATAAGCTACTATTTTTATAATTGGTTTATAAACCCGAGTTTCTCCACTAGTTCCTCCACCATCTTGATAATATCTATCGTTTGCAACAAACTCATAACTAGAGCTGTATTCTCTAAATCTTGTGTCTAACACTTTAGCCGTAGTCCATGATGATAACTTCCCTGCCCCTAAATCGTCTGTAAAGCTACTGTCTATTTGTATCGTTCCGCCAACTTGCCATTGATCTTGATAATGATAGTTTGAATACCAACCGTTTTTTGTTGAAGTAACTAATGTGCCATCTAATGCCATGCAAAAATGACCTATGTTAGCTGTGTCATTGTAGTATATATTTGTTTTACATGTATAGCTAACATATTTGGTATCCGCTGGGGGAATATACGAAAAATTAGATCCTGGTAATTGCACATAGCTAGTTGTAGCGGCTAAGACAGCAGTAGGGTTACCGGTAGTTACATCACCATTATTTAAAGTTGTTACTACTCTACCATCTGCTTGGAACTCTATATATTCAAGTATGTTGCTTCCGCCACCGCTTGCAAAAAAATCTGATAAATTTCCCATATTATTGTCCTATTATTACCCAACCATTGGTTGCGTCTGAGTATATTAATTCAAAGCTTGCTCCAACAGTATCTAATGTTAAATCAGAAGCTGCTCCTAATATCCTATTTCCATTTCTAAGAAGTTGGCATGTAGCTACGTTAGATCTATTTGATATTTTTATACTGTCACCAGAAGTTGGATTAGCTGGTAGCGTTAAATTTAAATTAGCTGTAAACACATAAACTGA